GTGGTCGATGCTCTTGACCCGCCAGATGATCCCCTTCCCCGGGTCCGTCTCATCCCGCAGCCAGTCCCCGACGGTCAGCGTCGGCGCCTCCGGGCCGAGCGTCAGCGTCGCGGTGCTTGTCCGCTCGCTCAGCTGCAGGCTCATGCCCTCCGGCTGGAAACGGTTCTTCACCGTCAGGCTGTTCTTGGTCAGCAGTGCAATCATAGGTATCTCGCCCTCCAGCTCACCTTCAGCTCACACGCGCGGGTGGTCGAGTAGGTGAAAGACCGGCTCCCGGGCGCCACGATAAAGTCGTCCGCGCTGGTGGCGCTCCGCGTGGCCATCACGCTCCGGTACTTGCCGGCGGTGTTCTTGATCCGGATCCGCACCAGGCCGCTCGTGTCATGGTCGACCATCAGCACCTCCTTGTCCAGCAGGCCCAGCCCGCTGAAGGTCATGCTGTTCCCGCCGATGTTGATCGTCGCGCTGGCGATCTCCTTCCCGCTCTTGTTGGTCAGTTCCGCCGTGATCTGGGTCTTCGCGCTGCCCTCCACCAGGATCGTCCCGGTGGCGCTGCTCACCTTCCCGCCGCAGCTGGCGGTGTTGGCGGTGTACTCTTCCCAGTACGGCACGCCGTACGCCCGGAAGGTCAGCTGGAACTCCTTGGTCATGTCCCACAGGCTGCCTTCGCTCGCCGGCTGCACCAGCCGGACGTTCAGCCGCCGGTTCGGTTTGAAGTTCAGCCGCAGGTACCCGCCGGCGTACGCCCAGGCATTCACCTTTTCCAGCACCTCGGCCCGGGCCTGCAGCCCGTCCACGGTCTTCCCGTGTTCCTGGATCGCGAACTTAATAACGACGTCCACGTTGTCCCGCCGGCTGCCGGTCACCCGCTGCCCGTACCCGCTGGCCGCGCTGACGGCGCTGATAGTCTCCCGCGGGTCGGAAGGCTCCACAGACCGGATCACGATCCGCTCGTCCACCTCGTCCAGGTACGCGCTCCCAAGCCGTACCCTCCGCGTCAGTTTCATATCTTCACCTCGTTACTGCAGATCCTGGGCAATAAACTGGCTCACGTACGGCGCCACAATCCTGCCGACGCTGTACCCGTCCATGGTCACCTTGATGTTGCTCACGCCGTCCGACACGGCCTTCTTGAACTCTTCCGGCTTCGGCAGGCTGCTGCCGTCCTTCCCCCCGGTTCCGTTCCCCCAGGAATCCGCCGGGAAGTTGTCCAGCCCCCAGTGCTGAGCCCGGGCCTCGTCGGCCTTGATCATCGCGTCCGCGATCGTCTCCAGCAGGGCGTTTTCCTGCACGGCGTCGATCGCCTCGCCGTTCCAGTACCGGTTCAGCAGCGTCCAGGTATTGTCGCCGAGCTCCGTATACCGTCCGTAGGTATTGATATCCCGCTCCAGCTGGGCCATCTGGATGCCCTGCCGGTCGCTCAGCCCCATCAGCAGTGTCCGCAGGTCCTGCGTGTTCTGTGTCTGGGTAAAATTGCCGGTGAAATCCTTCTTTTCGTTGCCGTTCTCGTCGTGCTTCAGCCCGACCTCTTCCGCGGCCCGCCGGATAAAATCGGAGTTGGCCGTCACGCCGCCGTACATCTGTTCAATCTTGTCAGCCGCGGCGAAGCGTTCGTTCTGCTCTTCCCGCCACTGCTCTTCATTCCATTTCTGGGCGTAGTACGACGGCAGTAAACCGGCCGCCAGCACCAACGCCGGCACGCCGGCAGTCCAGAACAGGTTCGACGCGCCTGCCGCGAGCTTGGTTCCGAGCCCGGCCTTTGTGGCGCCTCCGGCTGCCGACGCTCCTGCCGTTCCGAGCGCTTCGCCGCCGCCGCTTCCGCCGGTGGATGTCGGTGTCCCTCCGCCGCTCCCGATCTTCAGCATGTTGCTGGCAAAGCTGGCAATATGCCCGACAGCTGCCGTCACCTTGCCGGCGGCCCATACGCCGATCAGCGCCTCAAACCCGGCCTTTACCTTCTGCCAGTTGTTCGGATCGGCGAACCACTTCAGCACGTTCAGGATCGTCTCCAGCAGGTTCCCGATGGTCTGCCCGGTCTTGCTCTCGCTGGCCTTCAGGTCCGCCACAATCCCGTCGAGCAGCTCCAGCCCCTGCAGGATCGCGTCCCGGATCGCCTCAAACATCTCGACCAGGTTGTCCGTGATCTTCTTTTTCGCGGCGTCCTTCTCTTCCTGGCTCGTCGCCTGGAAGTATTCCTTCAGGGCTTCGACAATGGCCTGCAGGTTGCCGGAGATCTTCAGCGACACGTCCCCGAACAGCTCCACAAACGCCATTTTCTTCAGGGCTTCCCAGGACGTCTGCACGTCGTTGACGCGAAGGTAAAACTCGTTCATCTTCGCGATCTGCTCGTCCGTAATGCCGAACCCGCCGCCCTCGGCGTCGTACTTGTCCGACCTCCCCATCAGGTAGTCCCAGTTGGAGATCATCCAGAGAATGTCGTCGTAATTCCCTTTGAAGTACGTGTTCAGCTGTTTGTTGAAATCGGGGCTGTTTCCCATCTGTTCGCGCTTTTCATACAGCGCTTCCATGATGGCCAGCGTATACTCCAGGTCGTCCGTGTAGTTCTCATGCGATACGCCGAGCCACTCAGTGATCCCCTCGTCGTTCTTGCCCCGGCTTACCCTGTTCATAATGCTGCCCAGGGTGCTGAAGTCCTTGCCGGCGCTCTTCAGCATATTGTCCCACTGCTCGATCTTGGTCGTGCTGGTGCCGAACATGGTGGCCAGGTCTGTCCAGTTGTTCGCCTGGGCGCCGATCTCGATCGCCTGGTCCCACAGCCCGGTGATCACGTTCTGGATCGTCGACAGTACGGTGGTAAAAGCGCTCTCCAGCTTCCCGCTGATGGTTTCCCCGACGCTGCCGACCTTCTCCAGGGCAGCCGACAGGTTGCCGGTGCTCTTCACGCTCTGCTCGGCGCTGTTCCCGACGTCCTTCAGCCCGGTGCTTACGTCCTCCAGGCCGTTTTTCATGTTCGCCAGGGCTGTCCGCGCGTTGTTAAGTTTGACTTCCCACTGGGCGACGGCTTCCTCGTTGTCGCCGTACTTCTCTTTGACTTCCTTCAGCGCCTGCTCGTACGTCCGGACGATCTTTTCCTGCTCTTTGATCTGCTTCTGCAGGTTCTTGGTCCGTGTCTCGGCCTTCTGCTGCTCTGTGGCGTTCTTCCCAAGCTCAGCCGTCTCGGCCTTCAGCTCGCTCCGGAGGACCTTCAGGTTCCGCTGCGCTTCTTTCAGCGCGGCGTTATACTGCTTTTCGCCCTCCAGCTCAATCCGCTGCCGGATCTTGTTCTCGTCGGCCATTCCTTCCACCTCACAGCCCCAGTTTCCGGCCGATCTTCCCGCCGGCAAGCCGGACGTCGTACTTCAGCCGTATGTTATACATGTCCCGGATAAAGCCCGGCAGCATCCGCCGGGCGTCCTTAACCTCAATCCCGGCGATCAGGGCGTATCCGTAATATTCCCTTACCCTCGTCCCTCGCCGGTCTTTGTTTTTTTTCCTTCGATCTCCGCCAGATATACGTCAAAGACCTCGTCGTCGGCCTCGGCCCCGTCGGAAGTCTCGCTTTTCATGCCTTCCTCGACGGCCCGGCGGATCGCGTTGCCGATCCCGTTCAGAGCCGCCACCCGCAGGTGCTTCAGCTCGTCCCCGGTCACCGTCTCGTCCTTCCCTTCATAGCTCAGCTGCGCGTTCGCCAGAATCCTGAACAGCACCCGGACGGCCTTCCCGCCGCCGCCGGCCTTCAGTTTCTCAAACATGTCCGTCATGGATCCGAATTCGTCTTCGATCATCTCCATGGCGTACATATCCATCCGCAGCCCGTATTCCGTGTCTCCTACCCTCAGTTTAACCATGTTCCTTTCTCCTTCCTTTCCTTTGAAAAAAAAGGGGCGGAGGGCTGATTCCCGCCGCCCCGTGCCGCTTACGAGATGCCGGCCTTACCCTTCACCCAGGACACGGCGGAGGCTTCCGACGACTGCCGGGCGTGGCTGTAATAAATATTCGAGCCGCCCGAAGTCAGCACAACGCTCACGGCGTTGCCCGTCAGTGTCTCGGTCTGGAAATCCGTGCTCTCGCCCTTGGTCTGGGTGCTGTCGCTGTCCTTGCTGAACCGGATCTTGTAAATCCAGTACGCATGATAGGTCACGGTGCCCTTGTGGCGTTCCTTGCGGATAAACCCGACGCCGACAAAGGGCGCTTCCGCGTCCGTCACGTTCAGCTCGGGGCTGGTGCCGCTCACATGGCCCAGCAGCTTCTGGTCCAGGTTGTCGGTCATGCCGGCCAGCTCCAGGCTGAGGCTCAGGCCGGTCATGGCGTTCTCGCTGTCGATCTGATGGTCGTCAGCGTAGAACTTGACGTCCTCGCGTTCCTCGCTCAGATCGGCGCGGATCATGTAGTCGTCCAGCATGGTCCCGCCGGTGTAGGTGATAGCGCCGCCGGCTCCGCCCGTGCTGTACACGGCGTAGGTCAGCGACTTGATACCGATTTTCGCCATAACTTTTCCCTCACTTTGTAAGTTCTTCCATACAGAGGTTGAATTGGTAATTCATGACGGACAGTACGCGCGGGGCGATCTCTTTCCCCATCCGCTGAACATACGCGTCTTTTTTGGTTCCCTTGCCAGTCGCAACGTTATGCGCTCCGAGGTTGATCATCTTGTTCTTCATCTCGTTGCTGACGCCGCGCGGGTCGGTTCCCTGCGGATAGATGTCCACATAGGCCCTGTCGATGTCCTCATGAATCTCGCCCTGGGAGACGGATTCCTTCATGTAGCCGTGCACAACATGGTGGCGCTCCTCAATGGTCCGCTTCATTTCCTTCTCCACGACCTTCGCGCCGGCCCACAGGCACTTCCGCACGACCTCGCGCACGGTGTCGCTGTCCAGGGCGTCCAGTTCGTTCTTCCGGAAATCTTCCACGACCATCCTCGCCATCAGTTGCCACCTGCCTCCGGAGCCGGCTCGGTCCACGTCAGGGGGCCGTACATCCACACCGACCAGGTCCAGTGAACCTTCAGGATATCCATCAGGAACTCCCGGCTGTTGGTGTGTGCGGTTTCCAGCGTCCCCTCGTTTTCCAGGGCTTCCAGCTTTTCCTGGACCTTGGCGGGCCAGGTGTCGTCGTCCCCGCTGACGTACAGGTGGATCACCACGCGGTACACAGAGTCGATCAGATGGCCGTCGGCCCACAGCTGCTGCGCTTCCCCGCTGAGCTCCACCACGCCGTAATCCGCGGGCGCCTTGTCTTTCCACGCGTCGCGTACGAACTCGATGCCCTCCAGCGTGTTCAGCTTTTCCACCAGCTTGTCCACCGCGTCCACGGTCACCGTCGCCGGCGCCGTCGTGCGGCTACTCCTCGTAGTCCGTGCCATTGTCGTCGCTCCTTTCCACGGTGATCTCGATCCCGTCGTCGGCCGTCATGTACGTCCGGATCACCCGGAACCGCTGGTCCTTATACCGGACCACCCGCTCGCCCTGGTAGTCCTCGGCGAGCGCCAGGTGAAACACGTACTCCGGCCGGATGCCG